GCTCAAGCCGAAATGCGACTTCCACTTTGCTGGTGTGACCAGTCGCGTTGGTATTTTGTGACCTGCCAGCGCCATCTGAATTGCGCCGTAGCCTTGTCCGAAACGGAACATGCTGGACACGCCTTGTCCGCGCATCGCGCCGACCTGTTCGACCACTGCTAAACGCTGGGCGTCGTCTTCTGGTGCAAGCAGATCAAACAGCGTGTGGAGATCCAGTTCCGTCTTGCCCTTTGCGTTCTTGAGGATCGGCATATCGTACAGGTGCAGCGATCTGGGCAGCGGACGCCAGATCGCGATTGCACCGGAAAAGCCAGGGTCGATGCCGTAGATGATCATCTGATTGACGCCTCTAATGCGACCATTCTGACGAAGGCTCCGATGGTCAGGCCAAGTCTCTCGGCCTTGGCTTTTATTGCTTCATATTGCTGATGTGTGCAGCGAAATCGTATTTCTTCTTGGTTTGGCATTGGCGTTCTCCAGTTGGTGGTGCGTATATTGAGCGTATAAAAAGTGTAAATCAAGAGCAAAAAAGATGTTGACCGTGTTCATTTTATTTTTGTAAGCTGACTGTGAAGATTACCTCTGGCGCGGTTTTCCTCTCTGCATTTCGCCGCCGCGCCGCAACTGCTGGGGAGATGACCTCCCACATCTTCCCAGCTTTTTTTTCACAAAGTTCAAATTAGCTCTTGCAGTGACGCGACACGGCTGCTATCTGTGACGTATCACAAGGAGAGAACGATATGATCATTACAGAAGCAGAAGCCCGCCACGTTGGAGACGAGAGCGCATGGTGCGACATCGTTGAGGTGGTTGGAGACGACGCCGTTAACGCAGCAGAGGCGTATGCGGCAGATGTCGTCGCAAACTTCAAGCTGGACGCCGCTTTGTTTTACGCCAACGCCATCGACAAGCTGGTGAACATGGTCCGCAGCGGCGATTACCCAGACGTGGCAGCATCGTATTACGCAGCCGGATTTTCAGCCTAACCCCACTGCCCCGGCCCAGCGCCGGGGCAACCAACCAAGGAGAGAGACATGGCTACCAAGACCCTGATCCTGAAAGAGCGCAAGAAAGTGTGGGCGATCCTGTTGAAGGTCGAGACCCGCAGCGGCACTCAAAAGAACGAAGTCGCCACCTTCGCCAAGCGCGCCTACGCCCTGTGCGCTCTGGCTGGCACGTTCAACAATCTTCGCGACTGGATGTTCGTCGATCACATGGAGATACACTGCTCGCAGGAGGGCCTGCAGTCGCTCTACAGTGTCGGCATCGTCAGCGATGACGTCACCACTCTGAACACGAGGCCGGTATGATCCGCGATCTGATAGGTGCCGTGGCGGTCTGCCTGACGCCCTACGTATTCCTGCTGCTGGCCGCGCACTGATGTGGCCGCATCGCCTCGTCGATTACATCCTCGCCATGCACGGCGTGGATGTAATCTGGAAGCCAGAGTTCGAGGGCCAAGAGCCACCATTCTAGGAGAGAGATATGCCATACAAAATTCCCAAGGGTATTGCCCACCACCCCGGCGTAGCTGAGTGCTGTCCGGGGGTTCTGGGGGGCGCTGAGAAGCGGCACGACGTCCTGCTACGGCCAGACTGGCGGTTCCTGAACAACAGCGACCACACGCGCACAGGCTTCTTCAACAGCGTCCAAGAGTTCCTCGACGCCCAGCCCGAGCGGCTACAGAGCGACGGGTAATCTTTTTTCACTGACCCCCTTGCAGTGACGCGACACGGATGCTATCTGTGACGTGTCACAAAGGAGAACGACATGACACACGCACACCTGATCACCGACCCCGCCGACGCGCTCACGTTTGCCTTCGGCGGTAACGCCCGATTCACGCTGGTCAGTCAGAAGACTGGCAACCGCAAGACCTACCGCCTGAAGGAGAAGGCCGACCGCTTCGGCTCCGTGTTCTTCGCGCAGCTCCTGACAGGCCCGGACAATACCGCCGACTACACCTACCTCGGCTACGTCAAGCAGCGCCACGAGGGCCTGATAGCGGGCGGTAAGGGCAACCCAAACCACCCGGCGTTCGTCGCTCTGGATTGGGTTCTGACCCAGCTGGCTACCGGCGATATGCCAGAGCAACTGGAGTTCTGGCACGAAGGTCGGTGCGCAAAGTGCGCCCGCGTCCTGACAGATCCGGTCAGCATCGAACGCGGCCTCGGCCCTGAATGTGCAAACAAGGAGTAAGAAATCATGGACGTTCAACTATCACTCATAGACATGGATTTTCGGGGGCTGGGTAACGCCGCCCCCGACGTCACCGCCCTGCGTGAGAGGCACCCAGAGCTGCGGGCCGTCTGGGACTACATAGAGGATGCAGTGGAGGCCAGAGAGGGCCTCAAGGCTGATGTCGCCGAGGCTAAGGCAGACACGCAGAAAGCGGTCAGCATCATGGCTGACGCGAGAGACCACCTCGTGCGCGGCATACCGGACATCGACATGGTAACTAAATGGCTAGACCAAGGAGTACACACGTATGGCTAAATCTGACGCGCAGCGCGCCGCAGAATACCGCAGGAGGCAGACGGAGGAGAGAGGCCTCAAAAGGATCTGCCTGTACGTCCCAGAGGGGCGGGAAGACGACATCCGGGCAGCGATCAGCGGTGTCTTGGAAAACACTTGCGCCAACTTCAGCATGGAAGATTGAGAGGAAAACATGAGCCACCGCACGTACATTTTAGAGACGGCTAATAATTTAGTCACCGGAAACCGCGAAGAAGATTACGGTTCACCAAAATTGAACTTTCAGAATATAGCCGACCGATGGTCTCAGCACGTTGGGACCATCACTGCTTATCAGGTCGCACTGATGATGGCAGATCTCAAAATCGCTCGTCTCGCGACGAGTAACCGTCCGCACGAGGACTCGTTTATTGATATCTGTGGATATGCCGCACTGGCAGCGGAGCTATCAGATGAGTGACATTCATCGCCGCACGGTAGCCCTAATCATGCGTGATGGGCGTGCGAGGATCGCCTCAGACGTGCAGCGCGCGCTCACATCCAAAGGTCTGAGGATGGATTACAGCGAGGTTTCACAAGCCCTCCAAGCTTTGGTCCGGTCAGGCGACCTCGACAAAGACGGTCGTGGAACTTGGGACCATCCGACTATATACCAGAAAAAGAGTTAACCCAACGCCTGCCGATCAGAGATGGAACTGATGCGGGCAAAACAAAGAAAGGCAGCTCTGCGTCTATGAATGAATAGATGCGCTACCAACACAATCGCCCCGGCGCATAGCCCGCGTCGGGGCAACCAAACAGGAGAACAGAACGATGATTAAGCCTGCCAGCCGCAGACCTCTTCCCCGGCAAGATTGTGAACCAGAATTTGGTCCGCAGTCTTGTCGGTCAGGGCGTCAGAAACGCTGGGCCGGATAGGCGCAAACGCCTCGCAGCCGTCAGTCGTTGTCGCGCATCCACCGAGCGAGAGCATCATCGCGCTCAGTCCGATCCATATCACGCACTTCATCAGACTTTTCCTTCCGCGCTTGCGCGGCCCTGAGTGCCGCCTGTAGCGCCTTCATAGCGGCGAGGCGCTTTGCTCTATCGTTGAGGTAGACAATGGTCAGCAGCAGCGCTGACGCGCCCACTGCCATCATCAGGGCGTAGCGCCCGAGCCGAGAGCCAATGAGCCAAGTCACCGCTCTCCGCTACCCCATTTTCGAACGCGCTCCCGCATAATCCAAAGCAAAGCTAAAGCAGCAACAGCAGCAGCAGCAATGACAACAGTTTGCGCAGTCCCCTCCAATGCGCTGACGGCTGTAGCAACGCCTGTCGCGCCGGATACAGCCGCTGCCGCAGAGGCTTGCAGCGTGGTTGATTGCGCCGGATTGGTGCGCTCTTCGTCGGCCTCAATTCGCACGGGCGGGTCGCTCGCGTCGGTCTTCAAAAATAGGTCATGCTCTGCCGCGCGCCGCCGCACCAAACCTTGCAAAACTTTGCCGCCCGCCTTGTTGAACCATGTCAGCGCCTCGGCAGCGCCCTCCATGTCGCCCGCATTGAACCGCTTCAGACATGTGGATTTCTTGAACGCGACAGGTCCGATGTTGTAGGCCAGAGAAAGCATCGCCGCGTACTGATTTTCGGTCGGCAGGCGCGTCATATGTGGCAAGATGAGATCGCTGAACTTGCCCAGCGCGCGGCGAAGGAACGTCTCCGCGTCATCTTCTGTGATAATCATGCCCTCCTCGACAATTATGCCGACGCCCGCGCGGGTGGTCGTGCCGTAGCCGATTGTCCAGACATCTGCAGGGCACTTGTACGCGGTCAGGCGCAGACCCTCGAAGTGCTTGATGAGGTCTAAACCATCTTGGTTGATCTCACGCATCACTGGTGCCTCTCGCTTCGTTCTA